GGCCGAACGCGTCGGTGGTGAGCGGAATGTAGTCGCCGGTGGTGCCGGCGAGCGCGGCGAGCGTGTCCTGCCGGACGGCGAGCGCCATGACGCCGGCGTCGCCGGAGACGTGCGGGGCGTCCTCGAGATGGGACCCGACGATGCGGAGTCGGCCGAGCGAGTCGACGGAGAGCGGCGAGTAGTCGCCGTCGGTGCCGGCGAGCGCGGCGAGCGTGTCCTGCCGGACGGCGAGCGCCATGACGCCGGCGTCGCCGGAGACGTGCGGGGCGTCCTCGAGATGGGACCCGACGATGCGGAGTCGGCCGAACGCGTCGGTGGTGAGCGGAATGTAGTCGCCGGTGGTGCCGGCGAGCGCGGCGAGCGTGTCCTGCCGGACGGCGAGCGCCATGACGCCGGCGTCGCCGGAGACGTGCGGGGCGTCCTCGAGCTTGAGGATGCCGGCCGCGGCGGCGTCGCGAACCTTGACGTAGATGTGCCAGTCGTTCGTTCCGTCGCCTCGGTCGGCGTAGCTTGAGCTCGTCTCGCGTGCGTTCGTGTCTGTGTGTAGTGCGGCCGGTTGTGCGGTCATCGGTAACGCGCCCTCCATGTGATACGGAACCGCACCGCGGTTGCGGTGCCGGTCGTCGTGAAGTTGTAGGTATTGGTGCCGGCGACGATGACAGGGAACCGGCCGGTGACGGTTTGCATCACTACGTCGTTCTCGATGTAGACGCCGGAGAGGTTGGTATCGGACGAGACGCCGGTCGTGATCGTGTAGGAGATGCTCGAGACGGTGACGGTTGCGCCGGAGGGGACCGGGTTGTCGGACCATGAGAGCGTGTCGCCGTTGAGCTGCACCGTGAACGCTGTGAGCGTGCCGTTGAGCGGTGTTATCTCGATGACGGGGTAGGCGGCGACGTCGCCGGAGCCTGCGAACGCGCCGGATGCGGTACCGGCCGACGCCGTCACGGACGTCGAGCTCGTCGACACGGCGTAGGCGTAGGGGTCCGCACGGTACTCGAGGGAGGCCTCGCCGGAGAGGAGCCATTCGTCGACGTCGGGAGCTGACGCGAGAACGGCGGCGTGGTAGCGGTCGGGTTCGTCGTCCACGATGAGCCGGACGCGGCCGTCGAGCGTGTCGGCCCATTCGGCGAGCTTGCGGACTGCTTGCCGTCGGAGAGCGAACGAGGCCGCCGCTATGTCGACGTCGAGCCGGATACTCCGGTCGCCGGGCTCGCTCGGAAAAACCCACGCGCCGGCGCGGCCGGGGACGTCTACGAACGTTTCGCGGCGGGCGCCGACGAGCTGACGTCGGACGCGTAGCACTTTCGCCGTCGGGACTGCTACGGCGAGGGAGACGCCGTCAAGCGTAACGTTTGTGCTCATCCTCGTACCTCTGGCCGGCCGGTTGAGCGGGCTGCTCGGAGCCGTTCACGTTCGATAGCTCTCGCCATCGGCTCGGCGTACCGCTCGAGCTGCTTGACGTCGTAGATGCCGCCGTGAACGTGAAGCTCGACGGAGATAGGCGCCGACGACGACGCGCCGGCGCCGTCGAGCGCCTCGAGGAAGGTGCGCCGCATGAGCGAGACGGGCGAAACTACCTCGGGGTTCGCTCGGGCGCCGGCGTACTCGCCGGCAATGTTGAGCGTCGGTTTCGTGAGGACAGCACCGGACGCGAGCGTCGGAATGTCGGGGACGTCCCAGCCCTTGCCGCCGAGGAGCGGGACCCATGACGGGACCGAAAACGCCAGCTTGCCGACTGTCGCGTTCCACGCTGTAGCTATCGCGTTGAACGCGGCGCGGAACGGGCCAGAGACGGCGTCGGCGATACCGGAGAACACGCTACGGACGGTGCCGGCGGCGGAGCGGAACCAGTCGACGAGCCGGCCGCCGGCCGCCTTGACCTCGTCCCAGTTCTTATAGATGGCGACGCCGACGGCGACGACGGCGAGGCCTGCAAGTACCCACGGGTTCGCGGCGAGGAGCGAAAACACGCCTGAGAGAGCCTGGCCGGCTTGCGTGATCTTGACGAACGCTAACGTCAGAGCGGCGCCCATGATGACGAGTTTCATGCCGTCGGGACCGAGCGTTTTCATCATGCCGAGGAGCTGCGAGAGCAGCGGTAGGAGCGCCTGCCCTAGCTGCGCTTGCATGTTCTCCCACATTGCCGTTACTTGTTTCGAGCTGTTCGCTACGCCGTCCTGCGTGTTGAGGAAGTCGCCGGCGACGTTGTTCGTCTGTTCCATGATGAGCGACGTAACGGCGAGCCGCTTACTGTTGTTGTCGAGCTCGTCGCCGGCGCCGATGAGGCCGAGCTCCAGAGCTCGAGCCTTGATGGCCGCTTGGTCGATAATCACGCCGAACTTACGGATGGGCTCGGTCGACGTGGTGAACGCAGAGATGATCGCCTGAGATACCTCGTCGGTGCCTGCGTTCCACGCGGAGCCAATATCGGCGGCGCGTCTGATGAGGTCCTCGGATGCGCTGACGGCTTCGCTCTGCGCGGCGCCGAAACCTACGATGACGTTGCCGAGCTGTGCTTGCAGAGCTCGGGTCGCCGACTCGCTCATGCCGATAGCGGTGTCTGAGCTCTTAGCGAACGCGTCGGCTTGAGCTCGAGCCTCGCCGAACGCGAGGCCGGTCACGTTCGTAGCTTCGGCGAGGTCGGATGCCTGCGAAATGGTGTTTTTGAGGAACTGCGCTCCGAGGTAGGCGCCGCCTATCGCTGCGATCTTCGAGCCGAAACTCTGGCCGAACGACGTACCGAACCGGCCGCCGGCCGCTGCGCCTTTACCCTTGAGGTCGCGCTCGAACTTGGAGAAATCGCCCTCGACGTCGACCTCGACGGTGCCGGCGGAACCTCCTCCGCTACCGAACAGACTCACGGTTTACCCTCCTCTCGAGCGTGCGAACCGTGCCGCTATCTCCTCGCGAGACGCGGCCGGAATGGGGTCGGGTCGATGAGCTCGCCGGAGAACGTGAGCCGGTCGGCGAACTTGTAGCGGGCGGGGAACGTCGCGGTCCTTCGCTCCGTTCGCCTTGAGCGTGACACGGACGAGAGCGTGCAACGTCTCGAGGATGCCGGCGAGGAGCTCGGTGTCCTGTGACCATGAGACGGCCTCGTCGCGCGCTCGGACCGCCGCCGCGTACGCAGTGAACGCCTCGGGGTCGAGGTCCTCGAGGTCACGCGGTGCTAGACCTCCGGCGACGGCGAGCTCGGCGACGGTTCGCTCGACGTCGCCGACGTAGGGGGGACTGCGGTGTCCTCCGCGTGCTCGAGCGAGTCGAGGAAGTCGGCGAACGTGCCGGGCTGGCCGAGCTGATGCCATGCGGCGTAGAGCGTGCCTTCGGCGCCTGGAATGGCACCGCGAAAATGCCGCTCGGCGGCGACGAGAGCGAGCGGGCGGAGAATGACCTCGTCGGCCGGTTTCGTGTCGTCGCGATAGACGAGAGTGACCTTGACGCGTTGCATGGTCGGCCCTTACGCGAACGACGTCGTATCGCTGCTGTAGAACTCCCAGGGGTTGACGCCGTCCTCCCCAATGGCCTCGAGCTCGACGGGCATGACGGCGAGGTCGGCACGGTTGAGCTGCGTTTCCAGCGCCGACACGACGAGCGCCCGCGGGAGTACCCATCGGTCTGAGATGGTGCCGTCGGTGACGTCGACGACGACGGTCCATTCGGAGACGGAGCCGGCGGCGTGCGGCGTGAACTTGATGCCGGAGCCGGCGGCGGAGACGGTGCCGCCGCCGGCGGCGACCGTGAGCGTGTCGGTGTTCCACTGTTCGAGGTCGAACGCGACTTTTGCCATGCGGGCCGTTTCGAGGATGCGAGTTGGGTAGAAAGACTGCCATGAGCCTTTACGGTCGATGGTCGGCTCGTCTGTGAACGTGACGCCCTCCTCCGTCGTGTAGCCGAGCTCGACGTACGCGGACGGTAGCGGCGCGTTGTACGCGCTCGGCAGAGCGGCGCCATACGGTGCGATGTAGACGGAGCCGGTGCCGGCGACTCGCGTCTGTCCTGAGTCTTTCGCCATTGTGGGGTGTCCTTTCTCGGCGGAGCCGGGCGGGGTGGCCGCCGGCCGTTTCGGTCAGTATCGCGCCGGTCGGCCGACCGGGTGGGGGATGCCCTACGGCGCCGGGTGTAGGTAGACGGTCACGTCGCCGGAGTAGCGCGGTTTCGGCGGTGTGAAGTCGGGCTCGGGGAAGTAGCGGACGGCGCCGAACGTGACGCCGGAGACGACGGCGTCGGCGTGCGCCTCTAGGTGAACGTCGGCGAGCTCGGCTCGGGCCGTGTCGATGAGCCGGCGGGCGTCGGCCTTCGAGCCGCCGTAGGCGTCGAGCTGGAGGACAGCGGCCTCCAGGTGTAGCGGAACCGAACGGACCGGGCCGCCGGCGACGCGCACCACCCGGAGGAGGGGATAGGTCGCATCCTTCGGGATGGTCGTGTAGACGCGGTCGTCGACGAGCTCCTCGACGCGGGAACCTGTGCGGCGTAGGTAAGTGACGACGACGAGCTCGACGTCGGCCGGTAGCGGGGTGGTGCTCGTCATCGGCCGCGGCCTTCGGTGAACCGGCCGAACCGGGACGCTGCGGTTCGCATCGGCGCGTCTGGTGAACGGTGCGCGGTGCCCCATTCGACGAAGTGAGCGCGGCTAGCGGTCGTGAACACTCGGGCGCCTCGGTCGGTCGGAGCGGTGTCGAGCTCGGCGAGGTACTCGCGGGCCGGCGGGTCGTCGATGAGGCCGGTGCGGCGTAGCTCGGATGCGGTGGCCGACCGGAGCCGGTCGGCGATGGCACCGAACCGGGCCCGGCCGAGCGCGGTTCGAGGAAACTCGCGCTCCCATTCTTTCCGGTAGCGGACGCGGGACGTCATGCGCTGCGCCTCGCTCGGATGCGGACGTAGTCGAGCCGGCCGCCGTAGCTCCGCGAGTCTGGCGGTCCGATTGCTTCGTAGGTGACGCCGGCGGCGGCGAGCCGGTCGCCGGAGCCGACGACGGTGCCGGCGGCAAGGTAGAACCGGACCTCGTCGACGTCGACGTCGGACGTGCCGGTGTCTTGCTCGTCGGTGCGGACGGGCTGAACATCTCCTCGAGCGGTGGCCGAGGTCCAGCCGGACGGGACCGGGTTACCGTACTCGTCGACGCCGACTCCGGCGGTCGAGATGGTGACGACAAGCGGAAACGCGAACGAGCTCACGCGCGTACCTTCGCCGCCGCGAAACGGTTACGGCGCCAGTGACGGAGCCGGTGCCGGTGGCCGGCGGAGAGCTCGAGGGTCACGCCGCGCTGCGAGCTCTGCGAGAACATGCGGGAACGGTCGCCGAGCGTCTCTTGCACGACGCCGTCGGGGTTCCCGTAACGCTCGGCGACAAGCTCGGCGGCGACGGCGGCGACCTCCGGCGGGCATGACGAGACGCCGACGCCGTAGTCGTAGGTGACGACGACGGCGACGCCGTCGTCGGGCCAGCGGTAACGGCCGGCCGTCCCGACGTGCGCGTCGCCGGACGAGAGCCGGCGGAGCCGGCCGAGCGAGTCGACGACGAGCTCGTCGACGTCGACGGTTGTGCCGCCGATGGTGCACGCGGTGACGTTGCGGGCCGGGTAGTACGGGAGGAGGAGGTAGTCGTCTCCGTCGCCGTAGACCTCGACGGTGCCGGACGTCTCGCCGAACGTGAAGCCGGGGAGGTCGGCGGCGATGAGCTGCTCGGCTCGCTCGAGGAGCCGTTCGACGCGGTCGACAGCATCGGCCGGGATGCCGGCGTCGAGGCCGAGGAGGTCTGCTACGTCGGTCGGGGTCGCTGCGGAAGGCATCGGTTCGCTCCTCGAGCGGGGTGTAGCGACGGCGGCCGGCCGAGGCCGAGCGGGTGGGCGCTCGGCCTCGGCCGGCGACCGCCGGGGGGGAGCTGTTAGCTCTTGGCGTGAGCGAACGCGACCCCGCACTCGTCGCGCATCTCGGCGACGCCGTAGAGGACGTCGAGCGTGACCTTGATGCCGAGGAGGTCCGTGTCGTAGCTCGCCGTCTGGCGGATGACGAGGCCGCTCTGCGCGTCGCGCATCGCGATCTGCTCGACGCCGGGGGCGCCGGTCGTCGGGAGCGAACGCATGGCGAGGATGCCGAACTCGGGCGTACCTGCGATGCCGGTTGCACCGGCGCCGGAGGTCGGGACGAGCTGCGACATGTAGACGTCCATGCCGAACACGCGGCCGAGGGAACCTTCCGAGACGGCCTCGGGCCGTGCGTTCTCGAAGTACCCCTTGAGGTCGTTGTCGCCGAGGAGGTCGACCTCGCCGGCCGGGCCGACGACGACGAACCGGCCGGCGGTGGGCGCCTTGTTGTCGTTGAGCGTCTGCCGGATGGTGAGGAGCGATGCACGCGACGCCGGGGTGCCGGGCCCGCCGACGACGCCGGAGAGGCCGGCGTAGAGGCCGGCGACGTCGGCCTCGATCTGTTCGGCGAGAGCGACCGCAGCCTGTCGGACGTGCCGCATGACGGTGTCCTGATTGGCCTGAGCGCGAACGGGGTCCTCGACGATGAACGAAACCTCTTTGTGCTTGTTGAGCGTCACTGTGACCTTGTTCGCGCTCGGGTTCTGCAAGGTGACGGCGGTGCCGGCGGCCTTGTCCTGAGCGGCGAACGTGCCGGGAACCGAGACGGTCAGGACGTCGCCCTGCGTGAACGTGGCGACGTCGCTGTCCTTCGTGATGACGCGGGCGAGCACGATCTGCGAACGGAGGACGTCGAGCGCGCTGTTCGCCCATACCTCGGGGATGAAGTTCGCGAGGCTGCCGGCGCCGGTGCCGGTGTTGAGTGTGTTTGCCATGACGGCGGGTTTCCTTTCGGGAGGGGGCTAGTCGTTTGTGATGCGCCCCTCGGCCGTCGCTTTGAGGATGGCCTCTCGGTTCGCCTCGAAAAACGTCCGGTCGCGGAGCTGTGACCTCGAGAATGTTCCAGCGGTGCTCGAGCCGGTGGTGCGAGCTCCGGCCGGTGCGGTGCCTGCCGGCCGGCCGGCCGGAGCCGGTTCGGTCGCCGGAGACGTTGCGCCGGGAACGGATACTCGCAAGTAGGGCTCGGCCTCGAGGAGCCTCTCGATGGCCTCGGCGACTCGCTCGCCGTCGACCTCGTCGCCGTCCTTCGGGATGAGCTCCTCGACGTCGAGTAGCCGGGCGGCAAGATGCGGGTTTGCCATCTTGCCGGCGGCGGCCGCACGGAGCTCGGCCTCGACGATGCGGCGGAGGCCGGCGCGCTCACCTTCGCGGCGAGCGGCAGCTACCTCTTTCTCATGGTCTGAAAGGCTTGCGATGCGGACCTTCTCGAGCTCGGCTTGCGCCTCTCGGGCTGCGCGCTCGGCCTCGCGCCGAGCCTTGCGTTCGCTTTCGAGCGCCGCTTTACCGGCGTCGCCGAGCTCGCCGGTGGGGGCGGGGCTCGGTTCGGCCGGGGGGGCGGGGGCCGGGGAAGTCGTGGAGTCCTTCGGGTCGGGTTCGGTGTCGTCGGGCATCGCGCCCTCTCTCTTTCTCCTCGGGTCGGCCGGAGCGTCGCGCTACGGCCTGCGCGTAGGTTACGCGACGGGTGCGCGCCAGATGGTGGACCCTCTACACGCGCTTGAGGCCTCCGCCGGCGGACGGAGGCCTCAGGCTGCCGGGTTGACCACCGCGACGGGTAGGACGTTAGCCGCCGGCGGCGGCGACGGCGAGCTCCTCGGCGATAGTGACGGCGGCGAGCTCGGGGTCGTCGAGCGCCTCGTCGAGCTCGGGGAGGACGTCGTCTAGCTCGAGTTGGCCGGGTGGTGGACGGCGGCCGGCGGCGAGCGCGGGAAACGCTCGGAGCTTCCAGTCGGAAAGGTCCTCGAAGGTTGCGGGCCGGTTCGGCCGGCCTTGCCCAATGCGCTTAGGACCAGGGGATGCGGGCATAGCTGGGGACCTCCTCGCCGGCCTGTCTGGCCGTGTGAATGATGCGGGCGTAGACCTCCTCGAACGATGCGCCGGGCTCGTCGAGGAACCGGGGGACGAGCTCACGGAGCCGCTCCTCGGCGTCGCGGCGGGAGAACGAGACAAGCTCGTCGCCGAGCTGAATGTCGATGACGCGCTCGTCGGTGCCTAGCGCGTATTCGAGCTGTCGAACCTCGTCCTCCCACGTCTGATAGCTCATCCGGTACGGGCTCGGCCCATGACGCGGGTTAGCGGCGGCCTCGAGGTACTCGAACGCCTCCTCGGAGATGAGCTCGCGCTGCCGGCGCGCAATGTGCGCCGCCGCCTGTAGGTCGTCGACGCCGACTATCCGCGACGGAAGGTAGAGCGGGTGCGAGATGAGCTGGTCGACGTCAATGGCGTCGGAATAGGCGCGGGCCGACGGGAGCCGACCGCGGCGAACGGCGCCGGCCGCTTCGTAACGGCGGGTGCGGTCGAGGAATATCTCGACGGCCTCGTCGACGTCGACGTCGATACCTCTCGCGTTGCTGATGTTCTCGGCGATCTGGTCTGGCGTGTACGTCCTGGCCGGGTGCTGGTCGTACCACCTACGCGAGAGCCTCGCTTTTTCTCTGTCGTCGAGCTGCTCGAGCCAGTCGTACTCGCCTCCTCGGAGCTTGCGGCCGAACGCGTTACGGGCCGTCGCCGGCGGCGGCGCTGCGATCTTGAGCGCGTCCCACGCGTAGAGGTCGCCGTAGGCCTCGGCCTGTACCTGAGCTGCTAGCTCGGCGATAGAGCGGCGGGCCTCGCCGACCTCCTCGAGCGCGACCATGACCTCCTCGGGCGAGACGTCGGCTTTCGCGGCGGCCTCGATCACGTCGGGATGGTCGACGGAGAGCGAGCGCCGATAGGCGCGGGCGTCGGCGGCGTCGGCGAGCCGGCGGGCGTGTTTCCTGTTGAGCTCGTCGGCGACCTTCTGCGGGGCGACGTTGCGGCGGGCGGCGGCGCGGAGAACCTCGGGCGAGTCGACGGAGTAGCGGGCCGGCGGAGCTGCCGGCGGTCGCGGCGGGAGGTCGACGTCGACGGGCCCGGCCGGCGGCCGAGCCGGCGGAAGCTCGTCGAGTCGGTGCGCGCCTGAGCGTGATGGGCGGCCTTGCGTGAACGTGTGCCGGTCGCTGACAAGGACCGGACCTAGTTCGCCATGCTGCGCGACGGCCGCCGAGACGGGTGCCGTACGGCGCGTGGCGCCGGCGGAGAGGTCGTCGGCGAGGGTGCCAGCCGACGGCGGACGGGGAAGATTGAGCTCGTCTTGCACGCCGCGGCCCACGTTGGCTAGCTGCTGCTGTCGCGCACGGTTGACGCTGGCCGCTCGAGCTCGAGCCTGGCCGCTGCGGCCGGCGTTGCTTCTGTTGAGCTTGTCGAGAGCGCCGGAGCTTTTGAGCTCGGCGTAGAGCTCCCGGTTCACGATGCGGCCGTAGTTGTCGCCGTCGACGATAGGAGCGACACGACAGTCGCATCGCGTATGTATCGGCATGAGCTCCGAGGTCTTGTAACGCTGCGTCGAGGCAACGGCGCAGAGGAGGCATGACGCGCCGGTTAGGACCCTCTGGTAGCCGTCGACGCCGGGGGTTGAGCTCATGCGGTCGGCGGCGGCGCGGCGGTGAGCGAGGGCGACGTCGGCCTCTGCCATGCCGGCGGCGCGGCGGCCAGCTTGCGCGAGCGCCTCGTCGTAGGGTCGTCCTTCTGAGAGGAGTCGGCGGAGCTCGACGGCGGGCCGCTGGTAGACGGTGCGGCCGGGTGTGCCGTTGCGGAGCTGGTCGACGACGTAGTCGGCGAGGTCAAGCGGGGAGACGGACCGCGGCGGGCGGCGCGTCACGGTGGAGACGTAGTCGGCGACGTAGCCGTCGACGAGCTCCGCCGTCTCGGCGGCGGCCGTGTTGACGAGCTCCAGCATCGCCTCGGCAGCCTCGACAGCTCGCCGGTCGTCGGGCCCGCCGAGCTCTAGCCAGAGCTGCTCGACGGCGTCGCCTGTCAAGATGCGGAGCTGGTCGTACTGCTCCCCATAGGCGGCGATGAGGTCGTCGAGCGCCATGCCGGCCGGTACCGGCTACGGGGTGGCGCCGACGGCCTCCGCCGGCGCCGATGGGGTCGGCATCGTCGGCGCCGACGGGGCGGCCTGGCGAGCCGCGGCGGCGGCGGCGAGCTGCGCTCGAGCGGCCTGCCCTCGCCATCGGTTTATCTCCTGCTGAGATGCGCCGTAACGCTCCCACAGAGCCTCATTCGGGACGCCGAGCGTGCCGAGCTTGACGAGAGCGTCAACTAGCTCGCCGACATTCTTACTCTCGGGGTCGCGCCAGATGACCTCGAGCGAGTCGTCGGCGGCGCGGGCGTCCTGCCGGGCGGCGAGGCCTAGCCGTATGACGTCCTCCCATGCTTCGCCGAACGCGAGCATACGGGCGCGCACCTTCGCGACGAGGCCGGTTTCGGTGGCCTTGAGCGACTCGCCGGACGGGAACGCGCCCGATTGACCTAGCAAGTAGTGGGGCGGGGTGCGGGAGATGGCGGCGAGATGCTGAATGTCTGACTCCACGGAGTCGATGTAGGGCCGGAGGTCGGTTGCGCCGAACTCGCCGAACTTGACGCCGGCGTCCTCGGCCATCCACAAGCGATCGACGGCGGCGCGGAACGGTTCGACAGAGCGGCCCGTATCGGGGTCGACGGGAATGTCGAGGCCGGTTACCCATCGCTGACGGAACGCCGAGAACCGGGCAGCGGTGAGCCGACCGAAAATCGTCTCGTTGATGCGGTCCTGAATGTCGACGATGCCGCCGTCGAGCTCGGAGACGCCGGCGCCGATCATGCGCCGCTTGTTGTAGAACGGGACGACGGGAACCTCGCCGAGCTCGTTCGGGAACGCGGGCCCGGAGTCGCCGACGTCGGCGTAGGGGCGCCAAGCCGTCTCGCCGTCGTCGCGGGCCCATTTGTAGACCATCGCCGGCGTATCGACGTCTCGGTCGGTCCAGACGGTGACGAACTCGGAGCCGCCGTCACGGTACAACTTGACGGCGGCGCGCCGCCGGCGGCGGCCGCCAGGGTAGAGGTCGACGTAGACCTCCGTCGGGTGTTCGGCCGTCGCGGTGGGCGGGCCCTCGACGCCGCGCTCGACGTCGGGCCAGACGAGAACCGCCGCCGTGCCGCCGACGAGCGCCTCCGTGTGTACGGAGCCATGCTCGGCGTCGAGGTCGTTCGCCTGCCAGAGCCAGAGCCAGAGGTCGGCGTCGGCCGTGTTCTGATTACCAAACCGGACGCCGTCGACGACAAGCCGCTCGGCTACGGCGTCGACGATGAGCTCGCACCAGTTGGAACGGGCCAGCCGCATGAGCCGGAGATACTCGAGCCGGGCGCCGACCGGCGCGTCGGGGAGCGGATGGTCGCCGCGGTAGTACGCGTCGAACCTGCGCCAGCGTGCGCCCTGCGCGACGAGCTGCTCGATAAGCCTGTCGCGGAGCTGCTCGACGGTCTGAGCCATACGGGGACCTCCTCCGCCAGAGAGCCTACGTCGCGCGCGCCGGGGAGGGGTGCCATCGTTCGGGGAGGCCGGACGTGTTCGCTCCGTGATGGGACCATAGCCATGTGACCTCGGACGTGTTCGCCGTGCCACCTAGCCGGGCCATCGCCGAAAATATGGGCTCGTCCTGCTCGTCCCACGCGCCAGCGTGGTCGGGTCGGAAGCCTCCTACCTCGAGCATTGCGGCGAGGAGGAGCTCGGTGCGGACTAGGTAGGTGATCGGCACGATATGGGGAGCTGCCGGGTTGTAGGTGCGTCCTCGGTGCTGCGGGAACGGGTCGCGGCCGCCGATGACCTCGAACCATCCCCATACCAAACCGGCGGAGCTTTCCTCGGCGAGCTCGAGGAGCCGGCGGAGATGGTGCGGGAGGAGCTCGTCGTCGTCGTCGAGGAACGCCGTCCATGTTGTGCGGACGTGAAGCACTCCGCGGTTACGCGTGTCCCACGCGCCGCGACCGTCGACGTCTTGAGCGATGACGACGGCGTCGGCCGGGTGCTCCTGTTTCGAGACGGAGCCGAGAGCTCGGGCGAGGAGCCGGGCCCGCGGTGGAATAGTCGGGATGACGACGGTTACGTCTCTCACGTTGCCGCCGCTCGGATAGCTCGGGCGACGCCGTCCTCGAGCCGGAGCTCGGCGACGGCGCCGTAGCGGTAGGCGCGGTCGGTGTCTGCGACGCGGTAGTCGACGCCGACGGGCGCGTCGGGTCGTGTGACGATGGCCGGCCGGTAGCCGGCGGCGTCGGTGACGAGCTCGGCGAGCTCGAGGAACGACGTCGGCCGGCCGGTGCCGATGTTCACGGCGTCGTTCACGCCGAGCTCGGCGAGGTCGACGGCGATACGGACAACGTCGTCGACGTGAACGAAGTCGCGGACCTGAGTACCGGGTCCCCATACCTCGAACGGGTCCTCGCGGCGGAGAGCTCGCGCGACGAACGCGGGGAATGGATAGTCGACGGCCTGGTCCTCGCCGTAGCCGGAGAACGGCCGGACGACGGTAACGGGGATGCCCTCCGCTCGGGCCTCGACGGCGAGGAGCTCGCCGACGAGCTTGACGAGGCCGTAGGTACCGTCGGGCCGGCCGAGGAACCGGGCGGAGCGGTCAAGGTCGATGAGGTCCTCGGAGAGCGGCCGGCGTAGGTGCTCGGCTTGATAGACGACGGGGTAGGCGGCCGAGCTTGACAGGTACAACACGCGGCCGGGGCGGGTGCGGTGCGCGTATCGCCAGAGAGCGGCGTCGAGCTCGAGGTCGACGCCGGCGAGCTCGAACGGGCGGCCGTCGATCATGGTACGGCCGCCCACGACGGCGGCCGCGTGGACGATGAGGTCGTAGCGCCAACCTTCGGTGCGGAACAGATGCAACGCGTCTCCGAGGACGTCGCGCGCGACAAGCGGCGGCGTCCCGATAGTGACGTCGACGCCGGTGACGGTGTAGCCGCGGCGAATGAGCTCGGTAACGACGTGCCGGCCGATGAAACCGGCGGAGCCGGTGACGAGAGCAGAGCGGGCACGCATCTAGCGGACCTCCTCGGCGCGGATGACGACGGCCTGAAACTCGAGCCGGCCGGCGGAGACGGTGCGATGTTCGAGCACGACAAACCCGGCCGCCTCGACAAGCTCCCGGTAGCCGTCACAGTCCCACGCGTACGCGTGGTGTTCGTAGTGGTCGACGTCGGTTTCGGAGCTTGGGCTTGAGAGAACGACGAGCCGGTCGCCGGCGGCGGCGGCGAGACGGCGTAGCCAGCCGTGCGGGTCGAGTAGATGTTCGACTACCTCGGTGCAGACGATGAGGTCGGCGAGGTCAAGCTTCTCGAGGTCGTCGACGATGTTGGCCGCTCTGACGTCTCGGCCGGCGCGGGTGGCGCGGTCGCGGTTCGCGGCGCCGAGGTCGTATCCGTGGCCGCTGATGCCGAGCTCGGCTAGCCGGCCGAGAAGCGAGCCGTCTCCGGCGCCGAGGTCGACAACGGTCGCGGGGGCAAGCTCGGCGACCATCGTCGCGACGAGCTCGAGTCGTTCGGCGTGGCCTAGCTGCAACGCTGGCGGTATCCAGTCATGCCGAACGAAGAACTCGGGTTGGGTGAACTCTGGCACGGTGCCGGCGGGGTAGAGCTGCCATTCCACTAGCGGACCTCCTCGAGTCGGGCCCGGAGCCGGTCGACGGCGACGTCGAGGTCAAGCCGGACGTAGTCGCGGAACCGGGCCTCGTCGGCCTTGTAGACGCTGGAGTCGTTTACCTCTCGGTAGCCGTCGTCCCACGCGACGCGTCCGGTTATCGGGTGCTGATGCTCGATGACGACGTCGGCGCGGTAGCGCAGCGTGCCGAGCCGGCGGCCGAGCTCGAGCCAGTAGTTATCTAGCCACAGATGGACCATGCCGGGCGGAACGAAGTAGCCGAGCTCGTCGACGACAAGCGAACCGAGGAGTACGGCCGTCGGAAGGTTACCGCCGTGGATTAGGTCGTTTCCGTAGACGACGGCGGCCGGACCGCCGAGCGCGAGCTCGGCGGCGAGCTGCTCATCCCATCGGAGCGAGCGAGGCCGGTGGTCGTCTCCCATGAAACCGACGCCGGCGTAGAGCCGGGCGTAGACGGGCGCGTAGGTGTTGAGGGTGCCGCCGAGCCGGAGCCGCTCGCCGACGACGAGCTCGGCCCATTCGGGGAGCTCGACCTCCCGGTACTGGTCGAGTGTCGGGTCGTCTTGGTCGACGAGGAGGACGAGGTCGGCGACGCCGGCGCGGGTCGTTTCCCACGCGTCGAGGAGCTCGACGGTGCGGGCCGGGCGGCCTCTGGTCGGGACAAGGTAGACAACGCGCGGCGTGTTCGTGGTGGTCATGTCGGCGACCTTAGCGGCGGCGCGCGGCGAGCTCGAGCGATGCGCTCCACGCGTCGAGCCAGCGGTCGAGGTTGTTTTCGATGACGTGGCCGGCGGCGACCAGTCGCCTGCCGTGGGCGCCGAGCTCGAGCCGGTAGTCCTCGTCGACGATGAGCCGGTCGAGGAGGAGCTCCCAATCGCGAGGTTTGCGGGCGATGAGGCCGGCGCCGAGGCCGGCGAGCTCGAGGTACGGGTCGGTCGGCGACGCGATGAACGGCCGGCCGACGGCGGCGAACTCGAGGCCTTTTAGGTAGCTCTTGGCCTGATTGAACGCGGAGAGCTCGAGCGGGACGAGGCCGACGTCGAGCTCGGCCATTGCCATCGGATATTTTTCGAGCGGGAGCCATCCTCCGGTGTGCGCGAACGTCTCGCCGTCGCCAATGTTGAGGTTACGGAGGATGCGGACGTCGGTTACCTCCTCCTCCGTGCCGTCGGGCATCGGCCGGCGTACTCTGCCGGAGCCGATGAGATGGAACGTCAGACCATGCCGGCGGAGAGCTCGAGCGACGGCGCCGCGGGTTACCTGTAGGTCGCGGGGGTGAGTGTCGATAGTGCCGCTCCAGCCGACGCGGATGCCTTCGTGCGTGTTAGGCAGGACGTGAAGATACGAGCTCGGCACCATGTTCGGGATGATGCGTACGCGCCCATGCCGGCCGTAGCGTGCGGCGAGCGCCGGCGTCGTGACGGTGACGAGGTCGGCCTCGCGGCAGGCTTGCGCGAGGTAGCGGTAGTTCCGGTTCGGCGAGTAGGTCGGGTGAACGGTGCGGTAGGCGACGTTCGCCGGGTCGATGCTCTCGAAGTCGTCGTCGACCTCGACGACGACGGCGTAGCCGGAGCTCTGGAGGAGCCGGAGGACCTCGAGGAGCTCGCGGGTTAGCGGCCGTTGTAGGACGACGACGTCGGCCTCCGGCGGGTTCTTGATGGCGATCATGTGCGGCCGGCCGTCCGGTGTCGGCGCGAACGGGTCGACCTCGACGTCGAATACGCTGCGCGGGTCCTCCGGTGTGACGACGTCGACGTCCTCGCCGGCGTAGTAGGCGGCCGAACCGGGCCAGATGAGCCGGTAGTGCCCGCAGCCGCCGAGGTCGGCGGCGTGAAGCTGGACCTTCATTGTGCGAGCCAGTCGACGGCGTCGCCGTCGATGACGTCGAGCTCGACGGTGATGACGGTTCCGTCGGGGTGCGAGCTCGCCACAAGCTCGGCGGCCGCTCGGCTCGAACAGAGTGCGAGCGGGACGAGCTCGTCGTCGCCGACGAGGCCGGCGAGATAGAGGAGCTTGCCGAGCGACGGCGTCCCGTCGGTGACGTGGAGGCCGGCGGCGCGGAACTTGGCGGCGAGCGCCGCAACGGCGGCGGCGTGGTGCTGGTCGGTGGGCATGAGCGTCCTTCGAGTGTCGTGGTGGTCGGTGGGCAGGTTAGAAGCCGGCGACGCGTCGAGCGCGTTTCGGCGGCGGCCGGAGCATGGCGCGGGCGAGCGCGTTGACGAGCGCCGCTATACCGTCGATACGTTTCGCGCTCTTACGTCGGTCCGGTTTGCTCGGTTTGATGTTGCCGGCCGGGTCTTGTGTGACCTCGACAGAGTCGGCCATCCATCGGAGGACGGGGTTACCGGCGTGAACGATGAGCGGAGCCTCACGCGTCGAGCCCATGACGAGCCGCTCGAGCTCTTTCGACGGAGATGAGAGCGACGCGTACCCTTGCCGGAGCGGGACCATCGTCCGGCCTTCGTTCTGTAGCTCGTTCACTGTCTCGGCCGCGTTCCAGGGGTCGTATCCGACCTCGACGAGCGTGCAGCCGAGCCGCTCCTCCTCGGCGCGTATGTCGGCGCGGACCTGTTCGTAGTCGACGACGTTACCTTCGGTGAACCGGAGCCAACCGGCCTCGCGCCAGACGCCGAGCGGGACGCCGGTCCGACGTTCGAGCTCGTCGGCGCGCTCCTCCGGTATCCATGTGAGGACGTGAGCGGCGTACCCTTCGGTCGGGGTGCCGGCGTCGTCGACGAGCTGCGTGATGAACGCGAACGCCGTGAAGTCGGTCGTACTCGAGAGGTCGAGGCCGCCGTAGGCGGGCCGGCCGGCAAACATCGCCTCGAGCTCGGCGGGGGAGACGCCGGCGCCGGCGTCCCATCGGTCGAGCGGTAGCCATCGGACGGACTGTTTCGTCCTGATGTTGAGATGCAACCGTAGGTAGCGGTTGAGCTGCGAGGGAGACTGCCGGGCTTCCTCGGCTTTCGCGACGAGGTACTCCTCGAGGACGGTGTAGCCGAGGCCGGGGTTCGCTGCGCGCAACGTCTCGAGCGCGAACGGGTCAAAGTCGGGAGCGGCGGCGTCGGCGCCGAAAACGCAACCGTAGAAGGTGCGGTCGACGATGGTGCCGGCGACAACGCCTTCGAGGTACTCGCGTTTCGTCGCGTAGATAGAGCCGTCGCGGCCTTCGTCGGCGGTCGTGATGAACGTAACGAGCGGCTGCTCTCGGGACCCGACTCCGGTTTCGAGAGCGTCGACTAGGTCGGGGTTCTTGTGGACGTGAACCTCGTCGATTATGGCGGCGTGAACGTTTAGGCCGTGCTGCCGGGCGCCGTCGCTGGATAGAGCTCGGAGGATGCCGCCGGAGTGAGGGTTTTCGAGGTAGTGCCGGCGGATGCCGGCGCCGAGACGACGGACGAGCGGCGGCGAGCCGAGCGCCATATCTCGACAGGGTCCGAAAACGATGCTTGCTTGTCCGCGGTCGCCGGCCGCCGCGTAGACCTGCGCGCCGGGCTCGCCGTCGCCGGTGAACAGGTACAACGCGAGGCCGCTGCATAGCGTGCTTTTGCCGTTCTTGCGAGGTATCTCGAGCCAGACGGTACGGATGATGCGCCGCCCGGTCGACGTGCTGACGAGGCCGAACACTGGCGCGATGAGGTAGCGGACCTGCCAGTCGAGGAGAACGAACCGACGGCCGGCGTGCCGGCCGATGAGCTGCCGGAGGAGAAGAAAGAACCGGAGGACCTTACGAACACGCTCGGGGTCGAACGTGACGCCGGCGCCGTGCGGGAGCGGTGTACGGAGGAGCGGCAAGCCGGTCCAGCCGGTCGACTCGACGAGGCCTTCGGCGACCCATTCGGCGACGTGGCGCGCGATGAGCCGGTCCATAGCGGCCGAGCTCCTGGGCGGCGGCGGCCGGCGACCTTGATGGGCCGCGGCAGCCTTCGTCGACGAGCTGGCCTTCGTCGACGAGCTGGCCTTCGTCGACGAGCTGGTCCTCGACGCCGAGCCGCGGTCAGTCGAGGAGGTCGTCGCCATCTTGGGGCGCCTCGGGAAGCTTGATACTCGAACGGTCCGACGGGGTGAGGCCGAACCGGCCGCCGAGCGTTACCAGTAGCGCAGCCTGATCGCGCACCACCTGTAGAGCCGGGTGCTTATGTGCCTGAGCTCCTCGGCCGACGATGATGCCGGCGCGGTTCACAGCGTCGACGGCGCGCCGGTGGTGGACGACAGCCGTGCAGTAGGCGGCGAACGCGTCGACGTCCCATCGCGTCAGGATGCCGCGAACCTCGAGCGACGGAGCAAGCCGACGCCAGACGCCGAGCGCGTCGAGGTCGAGGTACTCCGGTGGCGATACAGAGCCAGCCGGCGGGTCGGGCGCGTTGAGGTTGACTCTCGACGGCCTCGTCTCACCGCGAGCGACGGCGAGCGCCGGCGGCGTCTTAGCTGGGCCGCGCTTACCCATCGTCGCGCTCCTCGCGGCGGCGGCGCTGCTCGTCGAGCTGGGCCCGAATACGGGCGAGCTCGCGCCGGCCGAGCTCGCGCTCCTCCTCGGATAGCGGCGGCGGCGGCCAGCCGACCGACGGCGACGGCGGCCGACGGGCGAGCAACGCCTCGACGGCGGCGCGCTCGTCCGGCGGTGGCACGACGGGCGCGTAGACGGCATCGCGTTCGGCGCGAGCCTCGGCAAGCGCGGCGAGGTAGCCCTCCGGCCGACGGTCCCTCATTCGTCGACCTCCAGCTCGGCCTCCAGCTCGGCGCCGGCGGCGTCGAGAGCCTCGGAGAGCTCGGCGAGGAGCCTCGCAGCGGCCTCCGAGAACCGTGCGCGTAGCCGCCGAACGGGCCCGACTCGCCGGGTGGCGCGCGTCGCATCCGCGCCGTTCGCGGTTGACGCCGGGACGCGGTTCGGCGCGCGTTCCTGTTCGCGAACGACGCCGTCGCACCATTTTGGGCAAACCTGTCCGCGCACGCGAGCGCAGCCCCCACCGACCCCGCGGGCGTGTCGGCTTA